ATACATCATCGGCATTGAAGCCAGTGACGCCGAGCTATTGGCTCCGCTCAGCACCAGCACACCGCCGGGGAACCGCTTCATCAGCGTGGTATTGCCACCATCGCGACTGCGTGCGGGCGGAATGCGCTCCTGCAACACCGGCATGAGGTTGATAGCTGGAGTAAGGCGTTGCTCGCTGAACTTGCGCGCGATGTCGATGGTGGGTAACACGTACATGACCGGTGCCGGCGCGTGCTCGATGATGTAGCCGAGCCAGTTGATGCCAACCTCGGTACCGCCGACCTGCGTGGATTTCTTGAGAGTGATTTCGCGCACTCTGGATTCGCGATGCAAGCAATCCATGATCTCGCGCAGGAACGGCATGCGGCTGGTGTACCAGTCGCCGGCTTCGCTGGAGCCTTCCTTCGGCAGCTTGCGGTAGCGGTCTGCCCAATCACTCAGCGTGATGGGTTCGGGCATGGTCCAGCCGCGGCTCCAGCTTCCACAGACGATCTCGTTGCCGTCGGTAAGCACCACGTCGAGCGGATGCGCATCAAACATCACGCGGCCTCCTGCTCAGCGGTCGGCGTCGATGGCATCGCCTGGGCCATTTCCTTCGCGATCTTCCTCACATGCTTCGTGAGCAACGCATGCACACGATCCACATCTGGCTCTGCAGCGCATTGCGAGGCCAGCCGGTCAGGCAATGCGTCGAGCGCCTCCATCGCCTGTCGCGCCAGCCCGAAGATCGCGGTTTCTACCTCAGCACGGCGGACCAACTGGCCGACCTTCTCAGCCAGCTCCAGTTCTGCCAGACGCGCCTTGGCGAGGCGCTCACGCGTCGCTGCATCTTTGTACGCCCCCGATTCGATAGGCTCCTTGCCGCGGCTCGCGCTAGCGTGGGTCTCGGCCGCTATGTCAGCACCCTCGCCTTCCGATTGGCGACGATCGCCGCCGCGTGCAGGATCGCGCGTGGCGGCGATCAGCCGGTCGGTGGCTTCCACGTTCACCTTGCCAGTTCCAGTGATGACCAATCGACCCTGTCGCTTGAGCTTCGTCACGTAAGCAGCCGACCAACCGCGCGCCACCGCATATTCGCTCTGGCTCAATTCCGTCATGCCGCAACCTCAGTGAACCGGGTCAGTGAACCGGGAGTGCCCCTGTTGAACCAAAGTTCAAACCCTCCCACCACCGCGTTTTCGCGGCCGTGCAACCCGCAACCCGAACGGCTGGGGAGTACCTTTGAACTCGCACGGCTGCCCGACCTGCCCAACCCCTCCCGCTTGAGGTTGGGCACTCGAATCCATTGGTGCAACTGGCCTAACCCAACCTGCCCAACCTGCCCAACCTGATGACACATACATAAGATGGATGCTGCTGGTTGCTGCTTGCACATATACGCGAGAAACCCAAAAAGGTTGGGTAGGTTGGGCAATGCCATACGGGGCAACGCCGCAGTGGTTGGGCAGAGGTCGGGTAGAGGTTGGGCAGGTTGGGCAGTGGCAGGCAGATCGCAGCGCCATCGCGGGTCAGAACGGAACATGGCTATCCCCATCTGGCTGGCTCAATGGCACCCATCGCCGCTCGCGGTAGCCGTTGACGGTGACGCGATCGTGCCACCACTTCAGCCGCCGCATGATGGCAGCGACACGCATCTGCGCCGGCTTGTCGTGCTTGCCTACATCAATGCCTAACGCCCAACCCAGTAGCTCAGTGGTTGTGCACCATTCAATTGGCCGCCCATCACCCGCTGGCGCAATGCGTGTCGGATAGTTGCTGTCCATCGCCCGTCCGGCCAGCCACTTTTGAATGACGGTCTGCCAGCTATCTTCAGCGTAACGATCCTCTTGCTGCTCCACCGCGTCATCCGGTAGCTGCCACCAGGCATAACCTTGGCGGAATAGCGCGACCGCCTCAGCCCACAGCTGATCGCGCTCTGCAACGATGTTGGGGATATCGACGGCGAATACCTTGACCGGCAGGAAGCGCCGCCCACCTGACGGATCTTTCAGGTATTCATTTTCGTTGGTCGTGCCGACGAAAATGCACTCGCGCCGGAAAGACCGGCTGACGCGGCCATAGCTCGGCCGATAGGTATCGAAGCGCGACGTGATCGCCTGCTTGACCTTGGTCACGTCAGCCTTGCCGAACGAGTCCATTTCGCCAATCTCGACGCACCAGCGGCCACGCAGGCTCTGATAGAAATCCTTGCTACTGGGCGACTCCATCGACTCCGCATACCACTCCGCGCCAAACAGCTCTCGCACAGCGGACGTCTTGCGAATGCCCTGATTGCCCTCCAGCACCAGCATGAAATCCACTTGTGCGCCGTTGTGGCGAACCACAGGATCAACCCAGAGCATGCGACCCACGGCGCTCACCATGAAACAGTACGCCGCCTGCTCCGAATACTTGCAGTCCTCGGCCTTGAACAGACGCGGAAACATCGTGCCGATGCGCGGCGTACCATCCCAGCGCAACTGCGATAGATACTCGCGCACTGGATGCACTTTGTACCGTCGGGCAATGGCCTCTACGCAATCCATCACCATGTCTTTCTTCACGTTGAGCTGATAACGCGTCGGGCTTCCCAGCCAGCCGGCCAACTCCACACCATCCTGATCGGTGAACTCATCGCGCTCACCACCCGCCCAGCATGCGTCGCGCATTAACCGCACCTTGTTGGCGAACTCATCCAGGCTGAACAGGCCATCGAGCGCGGGGTCGTTATCCATCACCAGCAGCGTGTTGTGCGTGGTCGATTCTGGCTTGCCGGCTTGCGTGCGTGTCAGATCGCTCGACCACTCACCAGGTACGCTATGCCCACCACCACCTGATCCACCGCGACCACCACTACCGTTGCCTTTCTTCTGGCGCTGACCAATCTGCACCACTACCTTTGACGGGGCGCTCATTTGGCCACCCGCTGCGACTGTTCCACTTCCACCATCCGCACGCGCGATCGCGCCCATGTGGCCAATTGTTTAGCCGTCCAGCCGTCTGCCAGCGCATCGGCGATATCCCAGCCCTTTGGCATTCCAGCTACATCGACCACGCGCAGGCTGGCGCATCCGGCTCGATAAGCCAGCTGCGCAACGCCTTCATGCAACAAGCCGCTGCCATCGATGTAGCCCAGCATCGCGCCAATGCCGTCGATAGCATCCGGCCAAAGCACCACATCACGCCCTTCCAATGGCGACCAGTCGGCATGCTTCACGCCGTGACTGCCACCCACCCAAGTCGATACCCCATACATGGGCAGTGCGCCAGCACCGATCGCCGCGCACTTTTCGCCCTCGACTATCAACACTGGTGCACTTGGCTTTGCCGCTAACTGATCGAGCCCGAACAGCGGACGCGGATCAGGGAACGTCTGCAGGCACCATTGCGCCTGTCCATGAGGACCGATGCACCACGTGACCACCGGCGTGATCTTGTCGTCATCGCCCATATCCACCCGCAGCACATAGCCCAACAGGGCGCCGTCAGGATCGAGATAGGCATCGGCGCGAGACGGCGCCAGGCCTTCCCACCAACGCCCGCGCTTAATGTTCCACACGCGCCCCTTCACGCCAGGCAACCAGCGTGGCGCGTCATCCGGTACCGGGCAAATCGGCACCCACACGCCTTCGGCCGGCGCTTCGCGACGACGCGGTGCAGAACGCACGGCCTGCTTGGCCTGTATCCCCATGTCGTGACCGCCCAGCTTGTGGCAGGCGGTCACGAAGTCGCAGCGCTCCATGCGCATCACAAAGCCGATGGCGTTGTAATGTTCGCCGCAGCCAAAGCAGTGCACGAAACCCTTGTCGGGCGCCACCGTGAAGCTGGGCGAGCGCTCGCTGTGGAATGGGCAGAGCCCGCTGTATTCGCCGTCGCTACCTTGCCGTTTCAGATCAACGCCGAAACGCTCGACGATATCTACTAGATCAACTCTGGCCAGCAGTGACTCGATATTGATCATGCGCGCATGGCCTCGGCTTCCCTATCCGCCCAACGCAGCTCCGTCAGCACGCGAGTAAACAGCGCACCCCGTGCATAAGTGGCAAACAGGAATGCAGCACACTCACGCACCATGCGTATGTCGGCCGTCGTGTCGACGGCGACGATGGCCCATGTGCCATCCGGCCAATGGAAAACACGCACGCCGCGGCCAGTCCATGCACGTGTCGATACGATATCTGCGATGGCGTGCAGCGAGCGGCCCGGTCGCCAGACGCGCACCTGCCCGCCCATGCGCTTGGGCACCGGCGACATCCAGCCGTCGCTCACGGCCTCCCCTTTAGCGGCAGTTGCGGCTGGCGTGGCGCATTCAGCGCCTGCAGCTCGGTATGCGCCTGCGCTAGTTGTTCCGGCGTCACGCCATGCGTGAGCGCTTGGGTAATCTGATTCACTGCGGCGCGCATCGCTGCGCGCTCCGATGGTTTGAGCGGGCATGGCTTTAACCGTACGCGCGCGGTGCCCACCGTCGCGCCTCCTGTTCGTGCACCGTCGCGCAGTCGATACACAGCCGCGCGCCCATCTGTTGCCGCTGGTCGCTGATCGCTTCGCCGCAGTCACCGTGCTCGCAATGCGTCAAGCCTCGCGGCGGCGTGCGCCGAGCTGCCAGCACGTACTCGATTTCTTCCGCCTGTCGTCGCTGTGCCACATCAATCACGTCCACGTTGCATTTCCCTTTTCGCGACCGCTGGCCGCATCTGTAAGACCTTGCCCGGTATGGCCGGGCGTCCGAACTTCTTTGCCAGCCATTCCTTGGTCAGCTGTTCCGCAAGCTGCTCCACGGTGACGCCCTGGGCTAACGCGATACGTTCAAGCCGGCGGTGCTCTGCCGTGGTCAAGGCGATTCCTACATCTGGCACAAGCCCTCCTTGAGGCCCCGCATAAGGGCCTTCAGGCGGCCTGTGTCTGGTCGCTAACC